CATATAAAAGCAGGAGCCTCATCACCATTCACAACAACGTAGATTAAGCCCATGCGGTCGGTATTGGTTCGGTTGCCGAACTGGACAAGGCTATCCCCTGCTTGTGGGATATCGCTCCCCTCCTCACAATCACTTATGGATAAGTCTATATAATCTTCGCCAACAGCTTTAACAAGTCGCCAATAGCGTCTGTTGCCAACTCCTGCATAGCGTCCCTCTTTGATATTTGAAACTTGCATGCGTGCTTGGTCGCCAACCTGCCAAAGGTTTGTCGTGGCCATTGTGCCATCGTCCTGAAAAAAGTAACAACGATACACCGACGCACTCGACAAGTTGGCTTCTGTTGTGTGTGATAATACCGTGTTGTTAGCTGGCAGGAAGCGTCCTTGTGTGGTCAGAAAACGCGTCTTGCGCTTTACCTCTTTTCCGTTTTCATCTAAGAGGACCACCTTTCTTATCTTTGAGCCACAAGCAGAAAACACCATATTGCCACCTACATAGGAGAGTTTGCGAACGTCTAATTCGTTAAAGATGGCCTTGCCCCACACCACGAGGTCCGTAATGGACAGCTGATATTTGCCGTCCTTGCGCTGGGTAATTCCGAAACCGCTCTCTGTTATGGGGTCGAAATTGGGAGATAGCAGGGTTTGTGCAATAATGGATAACAACGTGGCCTTTGCGTCAGCATCTATGCCGTAACTGCTGCTAAAGGATAAGCCCTTTAAAAATGTTATTAAGCCTTCTGCTGTGTCATCATGAACCTTTGATAGGAAGTTATTATCTACATAGTTGTGTACTATCTCACTTACTTGCGTGCTGTTAAGACCTGCGCCACTGAAATTGCCCGAAAGTATATTCTTAACATCTTCCTTTAGCTGTGAAATAGTACCCTTGACGGCCTGATTGCCAAATGTTATCTCCTGTATAATAGGGTAGTCAAGCTTGGTGATAAGCCTAATAATACGTGTGTTCAGTTGATAGCCTTGCCCATCATCATAGAGGACTTTCTGCCCAATATATAACTTGGGATTTTCCTTTGCAAAAGCAACGGGGTTTGAAGATGCAGTATAATTATTATTATCCTGAGTGCGCCTTTTAATCTCTCTAATCGTACAAGCGGCGAGTTCCCTCTGTGCTTCCTTTGTTTCATACTCGCCCATAACGATATTGAACAACACCACGATATTACACGTGAAGTCGGGGAGTGCTCTGCCACGAGGGACAAGACCTTCGCTTTCGTTAGTAGGTATAATAGTATCTCCACTTTGGTACATCTTTATTTCATAATCACCAGCCAACACGTTTACACCACTATCTCCCTCCTTAGGAGCAATAGGGTTGTTCTTTTCGTTATAGATGAGTTCAAAACCATCTTGCCCATTGGGTTGTCCTACCAGCGACTGCGAAAGGACATCGTACTGATTGTTTTTCCCATGTCCATTGACCTTGAAAAAGCCTTTTAACGTATGCCCCTGTAGGACCTGCTGCTTCACATTCAGTTCGTAATCGTACCAATAGTGCGTGATATTATTTCCGCGCTCGTCTACGTCATGAGTGGTGTTAACTATCTTCTTGCCCTCCTCACGAACAGTAGTGGGATAAGCAAGGCGCATGTACCAAATAGAATATGTCTTCTTGTTCCCTTTGCTATCAAGTTCAACTTTGTTCGTCTGCTTGTCTATTAAATATCTGACATGCTTACGCACATTGTAAACGTACAAATCAATATGCGGATAAACATCATCAAAGGACAATGCAAGAGTCTGTTTGATAGCGTTAGATACATCAAATTGAGCCTTTGTAGTGATATTCCCGTTAGGGTCAATATATATACAGCCATCGGGGTATTCGGCTGTGTTTAGTCCAAGTCGTGCAAGAGTGGCAACATTTCCCGTGCCAACAAGTGCCTTTTTAGACATGTTTTTCGTCGAACCCTGAGGATAAAAGCAATTATAGTAGTTCTCTTTGTTCCCACTTGCAGATGCCCTTTGGATATTGTCATGAGCCTTAAGTGTTGGCACTTTTTCGCCAAGATTAATACTTATCTGCCCGAAGTATAATGCTCTATGCTCCCATGACAGATGCCACTCACATACATTAGCTTTACAGCCTTGCGCAATCGATGAAAGAACCGAAAGTATGTCATTAGAGGACACCGAAAAAGATACTGATGTATCTACATTCCCACATAAGGTATATGTAAACAGCTTGTTTTTTTCTGTTATTCCTAAAGCGGTATTGATGGCATCACAAGCTTCTTTAAGTGCGTTTGTCGTTAAGCCATCGTATGACCATTCTTGCTGTTTGATAGGAACTCCGTCAGAATCTGTTGTAGAGTATAGATAAGGCACTCGACTTAACCACATGAGTGGATGATGAAATTCTGGAGCGTATTTGAAACATTTATCGTCCTCTGTAGGCTCATGTGTGTTGAGCAGTCTGTATTTCAAGCCGTCATTAAAAGGGATAATATACGACCCAGCTGCGAGGGCTATTTTCACATCGCTATTCCATGACAGCTTGACAAAGTTAGACTTGCCCAACTCCTCTTCGTGTTCTGCGCTCTCTGTTATGATTGCGTCAAGAATTTTATTTCCGTTGATGTCGTATATTACCATGAATACAAAAATAAAAATAAGATGTTTTAACAATAAGAAAGCGGCATGGGAAAAACACACAATGCACTTGTTGTATGAATTATCTGACAGAGAAAGCACAAAGGGCAGCCAAAAGGCTACCCATTGTGGAGAAAAAATTGTATTAGAAGCAAAAATGAGTCTGGCAATATTGTGAAATAGTTGTTATTTGTTTACTTTTGCAGGAAACAATAACTAAAAATCAGAAAATTATGAGAAAGTATTTATTATCATTCATTCTTGTGGTATGTTCTTTTGCCCATGCACAAGAAAAAGTTAACGATTATGTAAAGGCTGGCACAATCGTTCCTTTGGTATCTATGTATGAAGTGAGAGGGAAAACAGCGCATATAGGAGATATGGTAGACTTCAAAGTATCACGAGATGTTATGAACGAAAATAAACTTGTCATCCCATCTGGGGCAATAGCTAAGGGTGAAGTATATAAAGCAAATCGCTCCTCGTGGTGGGGTACAAAGGGTAAATTGGGAATACGATTGAAGTACGTTACTCTCCCTAATGGCAACATGATTTATCTTACAAATTCAGACATTTATATAACGGGGAAAAATAGAACCCCATTATCTGTTATTCTTTGTTGCTGCGGTTTTGTGGAGTGCATGTTTATATGTGGTTCAAAGGCTGTCATGCCTGCAGGGTATGAATACGATGCGCGTGTAGCTAACGACACACAAATAACGCTTTAAAAAGATAAGTAAATGAATTAGGGTAGCCGTTAAGCTACCCTAAATTATTATGGAGCGTGGCCCGATACTTTCTGCTGACAATCAGTGTTTTAGGCTTTCTTTTCATTATATAGTGGCCCATTAAACTCTGTTTGTCGGGTTTGGCTCTATGAACTTTACTCCTAATTTGCAAAAAGTTCTTTCTGTATTCTGTGCATAGCTGCCTGTGCTATCTTTGAATTTCAGATGATAAACCTTTGCACTGTCGGCTGGCACTTTGATAGAAACATCTCCTTTGTCCAGCTCGTCAAAGAACGCATCTTTCTTGGCTGTAAAATCAGACGGCGAACTGCCAGTTATCGTGAACGTGAGGGTTAGCTGCCGCTCATTGGCCTTGGGGACGGCATCGCAATATTCGATGCCGTCGCGTGTTCTGTCATTGTTTGTTATATAGTCTTTCTTTCCTGCTTTTTCGCCCAAAGCATCAAGAAACCTATCACCCATATTTACGCCCCATTCCTTGTAGGCGTCCTTTCCGTTTATAAACAATTCTCCAATCATAATATATCTAACACTTTTTTGAATATGAATGAACGTGATGTAAATCCTGTTTCGTCCAAATCATACTCAACCCTTTCAACCTTCCATTTCTCTCCTTTGAAATTCACGACTGATTTGTCGTTTTGTAAAACAATAGTTGAAATATTAGAGTCCTCCACATCAACGCTATCGTTTCCAAAAACTAATTTCATTGTTTCCATCTTTTCTTTTTTTAAATTAATATTGTTTATTAAAATCTCTTCTAAAATCATTAACGCATGAAAGCATCTCTTTATTACCCATTACAATTTTTTCGGTATCTCTTGATAATGCTTTTTGCTCCATTAGACTTTCTGCCCCATGAGAGCGCATTTCATCAACAACAGCAAGAATTGTGCCTATCTTTCCGTTGATATTTTGCAGTTCCTCTTTCGGGAAAGATACCTGAATTTTTGGTGTATAGCTATCGTTGAGAATGTTATGAGTACTATTGGTGTAATTGGGCATAGATGAAAATGTTTGAGACATCAACGCTCTAATATCGTCCATAGTTGCGTTCATTAAAGATAGCCTTTCCTTTATCTGGTCACGAGATATGTTCCCAGCCGTTGTGAGTGCAACGATATTATTCGCTTGCTCAAATGTGATAGAAGAAACACCATTTGCCGTTGCATTTTGTTCTTCATCGCCTTTCTTCTTTATTAGTCCTGCTTGCTCCCATATATTCCTTTGTTCAATCCCTTGGTTAGCTATATCTTCATTTGTCTTACGGATATAAGCTATTTCTCTGTCATCTAATCCGTTTTCAGCAGCTTTCGCAATATATTTGTATAACTCATCTATTTGTGGTTTTAGCTTTTCGTTTGTAAAACTATCTATCAACGCATTGCTTATAAGGTCGTTTATGTTATCCGCAAAGTCTTTTGTTGTGCTCTCCAAATTCTTTAATGCGGACTTATATGAGTCCATAAACCCATCCCACGAGTATCCTGTAAGTTTTTCATTTAATGTTGCCGATAACTCCTCCTGTTTCCCTGCACGTTCAATATATTGATTGACTAAATCTTCTGGGCTTTTTAGTCCTTTATTGCTATCAAAAAACTCTCTCCACGCGTCCATTGCTTGCGCACGCAATTCTTTCATTTCTTCGGGAGAAAGTTTCCATACATCAGTTGCGTTATATACACGTGCTTTTGAACCTATCTTTTCAAGAATTTTATTTAGTTTTCCCCATATATGCCAACTACTATCATTCGCATCATAATTGAAAGAATGATGCCTACCCCATTCACTTGCCCTTTTGTTTATGGCATTACGTTGATTTCTCTCCCAATCTAGCTCTTCCTTCAGAGCTTTTTTATAAGCATCTATTGATTGTTCGTTTGTGTTATCTTTCTTTCCAATACTCTTTGACAAATCATCAATGGATTGCGCAAGTCGCTCGTTTGATTTTGACAGGCGTTTAATCTCATTTTCCATGCCCTTTTCGTTACCGCTACCAGTGAACAACCTACCAATACCATTAAATATGCTTACTATTATATTCAGTACCCCTTTTAAAATATCGACAATGAGTTTGGGCAATTCTGCAAGAATTGTTTCAACAACTTTCCCAACTCTATCAAGAATACCTTTAATAAATTTAGCAGGGTCATCACCAAGCGCATCAATGATTTGCAAAATTGCACCAATCAAACCGCCAGCCTTACCACCAATAGCACCAATAATTCCTCCTGCACCACCTTTACCACCAATGGACTTAATCAGGTTGGCCAATCCGTCGGCAAATCCTTTTAACGTCCCATTAGACATGGTTTGGAGAGCTGAAGAGAAGTTATCTAAACCCTGCACAGCCTTGCCTGTGCTATCTGTCAAATTGGCTTTCTTATCATCCTTATCAGCAATAGCATCGTTCATTTCTGACGCGGTATTTCTAACTTCTACTTGTGCTTTGTCAACTTTTGATTGTGCAATGCTCCTCGTTGTTTCATCAGTCGCCAGCGATAATTCTTTTTCTGCAACTTTCAACTCCTCAACAGCATTTGCATGTGCTTCCGTCTTTTCTTTCAGACGCCGCACACTATCTTGGTATGCACGTGTCTGCTTTTCAATATCGCCCCATTGGGAGAATTTAAAAGGAGATGTGATTTCCCCAGCGTCCTCACTACGCAACGTATCGCGCAAATCGGTATAGGCTTTTTTGTCAGAT